CACGAGCAGCAGTCGCAACTTAAGCTCCTGATTGCCCGTGGCAAGGAGCAGGGCTTCCTCACCTATGGAGAGGTCAATGACCACCTGCCCAACGATCTACTCGATCCCGAGCAGATCGAGGACGTGATTGGGATGATCAACGACATGGGCATCATGGTCCATGAAGTGGCCCCCGATGCCGACACCCTGCTGATTTCCGGTGAAGCAGTCGCTGCCGACGACGACGCCGCTGAAGAGGCTGCAGCCGCACTTGCTACCGTCGATAGCGAATTCGGCCGCACCACCGACCCCGTGCGTATGTATATGCGTGAGATGGGCGCCGTTGAGCTGCTGACCCGCGAAGGCGAAATCAAAATCGCCAAGCGCATTGAAGACGGCATGAACCAGATGCTCGAATCACTCGCCAGCCACCCGGAAACCATCGCTGAACTGCTGCGCGAATTCGCTCTTGTCGAGAAGGGAGAAGCACGCCTCGGCGAAATCGTCGTAGGTTTCATCGATCTCAATCCCCCCGCCGAAGAGCTTCCCGAGGATATTGATGACGAAGAGTTGGTCGCCGGCGCCGCTGAAGAGAACGAAGAGGAAGAAGAATCTGAAGAAGGCGATAGCGATGCAGAAGATGTCTCCATCGACATTGAAGAAGTTCGCACTCGCATGGCCAAGCTACAGGATCTCCATGGCAAAGTGCTCTCTGCTATCGCAAAGCATGGCAAGACTAATTCACGTAGTGAAAAGCTGGTGAAAGAACTCACTGAAGCCTTCATGGAATTCAAGCTGTCACCGAAGATGGTGGATAAGCTGGTCAGTAATCTGCGCGGGCTGGTGGATCGCATTCGCGAACAAGAGCGCACTATCATGGACCTGTGCGTCAACCAGGCCACCATGCCGCGCAAAGAGTTCATCTCCTCATTCCCGGACAACGAAACCAACCTCAACTGGGTGGACAGTCATGCCAAATCGGGCAAGAGCTACGCCAAATCCCTGACCGAGGTCGCTGACGAGGTTGTGCGTATCCAAAACAGGCTAGCCACTCTCGAAAACGAGTGCGGTATGACCATCGCCGAGATCAAGGACATCAATCGCAAGATGTCTATTGGTGAAGCCAAGGCACGCCGCGCCAAGAAAGAGATGGTGGAGGCCAACCTGCGTTTGGTTATCTCGATTGCCAAGAAATACACCAATCGCGGTCTGCAATTCCTCGACCTGATCCAGGAAGGCAATATCGGCCTGATGAAGGCAGTGGACAAGTTCGAGTACCGCCGTGGCTATAAATTCTCGACCTATGCCACCTGGTGGATCCGCCAGGCCATCACGCGCTCGATCGCCGACCAGGCGCGCACCATCCGCATCCCGGTGCACATGATCGAGACCATCAACAAGCTGAACCGCATTTCGCGGCAGATGCTGCAGGAGATGGGACGCGAACCCACCCCTGAAGAGTTGGCGGTTCGCATGGAGATGCCTGAAGACAAGGTGCGTAAGGTGTTGAAGATCGCCAAAGAACCTATTTCGATGGAGACCCCCATCGGTGACGACGAAGACTCCCACCTTGGCGATTTCATCGAGGACTCCAGCGTTCTATCTCCGGTGGATTCAGCAACTGCTGAAGGTTTGCGTGAAGCGACACGTGAAGTACTGGAAGGTCTGACCGCCCGCGAATCGAAGGTGCTGCGTATGCGCTTCGGCATCGAAATGAATACAGACCACACTCTCGAAGAGGTCGGCAAGCAATTCGACGTAACCCGTGAGCGTATTCGTCAGATCGAAGCCAAGGCATTACGTAAGCTGCGTCACCCGAGCCGCTCAGAAAAACTGCGCAGCTTTCTCGATTCTGAAGGATGATAAAGGGCCCCGGTGCAGGGTATAATCGCACCCTGTTCCGGGCCTGTAGCTCAGTTGGTTAGAGCAGGGGACTCATAATCCCTTGGTCCACAGTTCAAGTCTGTGCAGGCCCACCAATAAAATCAAGGGATTAGGGCTATCAGGTAACTGATGGCCCTTTTTCTTGTCAACAAACTGTCAACGGATTTAGCCGTTTGGCTTCTTCAAGATGTTCCGGGGCCATATGTGCATAGCGCATTGTCATGGTTAGTGACGCATGGCCAAGGATGCGTTGAAGGGTAAGAATGTTTCCGCCCCCCTGCATAAAGTGACTCGCAAAGGTATGTCGTAGGATGTGCGAAAGCTGTCCTGTCGGTGTCTCTATCTCTGCTCTTTCCATCCCTTCTCTGAATGCTGAATAGCAGTTTCTGAAAAGCCTTCCTGTACCTTGTCTAGCCAGGTGTCGGGATAAACACTCATCAATAGGCACTGATCTGTTTTTCCCGCTCTTGGTTCCTGTGAAGTCAATTCTTCCGGGCTTAATCTGTTCTGCTCTCAATGTCTCGGCTTCTGTCCATCGTGCGCCTGTGGCTAGGCATACTCTCGCAACAATTCCGGCATCTTTGTTCTTTGGTGCGTTGTCCAGTTCTATCAACAGTTGTTCTATTTGCTCTAGAGTTAAATAGGCCAATTCTGTTTGGTCTGTTTTGATTTGCCTTACTTTTCTCAAGGGGTTAGTGCTGTTCCATTCTCCTAGCCTTTCCAGTTCGTTAAAGAGTGCACGAAGGTAAGCTAACTCGTGGTTTACTGTGTTCGTACTGGTGCCTGCTGCTAGGCGGTCTGCGCGGTATTCGGTGAATAGCTGAGATGTTAAATTGATTGCAGTAGGATTTCTAAGCTCATTGGCAATATTGAAGAGTTTGCGCTTTCTGTTATCCCCATCTTTGAGGTGTGCACCGTGTAACAGGTGCCAGCGCTCTATCAGGTCTGTTAGTTTCCGTGTGTCTTTCTTTTCAGGTTCCCAATCGGGTGCAGTCCTGTATTTCTCCTTAATGTAGGCTTCCCATCTTAACGCTTCGGCTTTCGTGTCGAGGTTTTTACGAAACCGCCGGCCTCCTCTGCCTCCGGGCTGAATATCAACTAACCATCCACTGTCAGTCTTTGTAATCATCTGTTTTGCATCATTCTCGGGCTTTTGAATTGATGGTCTAGTCCGCTTGAAATAACATTGATTCCTATTAATGCCATTACGACTGCAAACAAAGTAACAAAAAGTATGGTCAGTATGTTTCCAACGAATACACCAAATACGATTGTCCAAAAACCGTCTGAGCTATTTTTCTTTTCGCTGGTCTTTCTGATCATGTCGTCCGGGACTCTCATAGTGTTCTCCTTTAAATAAAAATATCTGTTGTTTGTAGTACCGGCATCCCTCGCATATCCCTATGCATTTCCAGCGTGAGACAGCTAGCCAGGCTAACCGGTAGCCTTCGGGGGTTCCTTTGAGTTTGAACGTGCTTGTTCTATTTCGGGGCTGATCTGTCCTGCTTCAGGCATCGTTTTACCTGTAACAAACCAATAAGCGTATTGAGGCCATAGCGTATTCACTGCATTTAAATGGTCCTCATTAACTCTTTGCTTTCCGCTGAAGAGGTTTTGCCATTTAAACCAGCTAATTCCTGTTTGTTGTTCGAACTCCTGTTTTGTCATTCCAGATTGTTGGAATGCTTGTTCGATTCGGTCACGCATAAGTTTGACTGATCCACCATAAAAACATTTCATAAAGTAAATAGTACTATTTACTTGTAACGCGCCTTAGTATTTAGTACTATTTACTAAACCTCGGGCGTAATGATTCCCCGAGTGTAACAAACCACCAAAGTTCCAAATAGTGCCGTAACGGGCCGAATGGATAAGGGAATCAGGAAATGGGGCCATCAGACGCAGTGAAGATAGGGATATCACCTCTAGTGCCTGTCATGGATTGGGAGCATTTCGCCACTCTTGCCGGTCTTGAACCGGGTGTAGTCAAAGGGTGGATTCAGCGTGGTGATGTTCCTACTGTCAAAATCGGCAAACGCCGTTTAATCAATATTCTCGCTCTTGCTCAATTTTGTGCTGACTGCGAATCAGAACTGGAGGCTGAATAAATGGCCTTCCTTCCCTCTGTCGAAATCTGTTTGATGAATGGTCCTATGCTTCACGGTAAGGACGTATTCAAGCTCCAGCGTGGCCAGTGGTGCCACTGTCAGGATGCAAAGGGCCGTCTAATCAATCCCGATACTCTTGAAGTTCTTTGGCGCTTTGCTGGTGAATCATTCAGAGACTTCAACCTTCGTTTCAAAGCTGCCAT